GTAATCTCAATATGCCACTTATTACCGTGAAGTTCAGCAACAACCCCCATATTCAACTTAACAAGTTCAGAAACAATTTCAGCAAGTTTTTGAGTTTCGTTAAGATAAAGATAGATCATTTGTAATACCTTTCACAACGCTTAACAAAAGCAGGAAGCATTTTACGAAGATTGTGCGGGGCGTGACTCCAGATATTAATATCTTCAATCTCTGCTCGTCCAAGAGCAATCTTTAAGCCCATCTTCTTATTAAAAGTATCTTCCTTGCGACACTGAGCATAGCCTATACGAAAATCTCCCTTATTTCCAGATGGAACAGCAACAAGAACACCGCGAGGATTATTTTTCTTATCGCGGGTATAGGTAATAAGAGAATACTTAGGAAGATTAACGTCGTTCATTTTTTATTTCTCCAATGAGTTATTAAAGCGTACAGCACCAGTATATCCTGTTATCGTCTATAGTCAAGAGCCGCCTTTAGTTTTTTACTTGACCCACTCATAAAAACCATGACTCATAGCCATTTCAATACTAGCGTCTGGATTTTTTTGTAAATACTTTAGAGCAAACAAAACAACTTCTGGCTCTAATCCATATGGTCTAGCATCTTTGAGAAAAGAATACACAATATCCAATTCTGTACTAATATCACTCATTTACGGCCTGCTTTAAATCTCTAGCAAGAGTTTGTGACGCTTCTCTTACAGTAGGAAGCCAATAAATTCGATATACTTCATCCCATGTTGGAAAATAATAATGGGGATCACCCTCATTTACACAAAGGCCGCTTTCTTCGTAAATATCATAAAAAGAGACTTTTCTGTTATCATAATCTTCCATACTATCATAACAGGCAAATACATTATAGGTTCCAAATGGAACATTTTTATCATAGATATAGGTCGCTACTTGTTCTGTCATACTTTTACTCATTTGATTTCCTCACTATCAGACTTAATTTTATTGACCTTGATATCCATATATGAATGATCCAATGGAATACATGAATCATTATCATTCAAATAAATATTCACAGCCTCATGCCCACTATTAGCATCGACAAGGTATTTATATTCTACAGCAACAGTAATTTCGTATTGACCCATTTTGTTCTCCAACTAGATAATATCCGCTTCCATAAAATCCATATCCAGATTTAGTTCGTCCCAATCTTCCTTCGTAACATTACCGATTACCAAATAGTTATCATCCTTAGAATAGTCTTGATGTTTATCATACTTGATATAAAAATCTTCAGACAAACTTGACTTCATCTGGTTAAGATCAGTAACGATCTCTTGAGCCTCTTTATGTCCGATAACATTACTAAAACACTGAATAAGACTCATTGGTTGTTCTCCAAAGTGTTATTTAATTGTTCAACAAGATTTTGTACTTCGTTTTCAGTCCAAACATACTCATAGCCATTCTCGTTGCCGTGTTCAATATCTAGTTGATAACTTTCAAGAGCATCAAGAATTAGGCCAATTTCATGCTTATCAAGATTTATATTCATTTTTTTCCCCAAGTTCTTCACCAGTATGGTAATCAATAATTGGTTTATTACAACACTCCATCATTTTTTGTAATTGCCACCGTAGACTTTCAGCATCATCCGCGATAGGATATGCTGGCTGTTCGGATATATTAACAATATCCCCACTTTCATCACTATAAACTCTATGAATAGAGTAAATAATGTCAGTATCTCCAAGAGGAATTTTAGTTACAGTTTTTACTACGCGATAATTCCAAGACATTATTTATTCTCCAAATATTTATAGATAAATTACCACTCATTATGACTATTGGCAAACTTTTGAGCGATTTTTGGGGGATAGCCATGATTAGTTCCAAATTCAAAAACCAATACTTGACCAATCTTATTCTTTACAGTCCAGCATAGTGATTTGTTGGGAGAATGACAAAGTTTAACATCTCCATTTTTCATAGATTTGATCATTTTTTTATTTGAGCAAGTTTGTACTTTAATCATTGTTATTCTCCAAAACATCGTTAATAAAATCGGCTAACCCCTTTAGTTCTTCTCTGCTACAAGTATATCCCACACAAGTATCATTTCGATCATTATAAATACTAACGTGCATCCTGTTATAACTCCAATGATCCACCCTAATATCAATCAGTTTATCTTTATCAAGATAATATTGAACTGCTTTATCGGTCATTTATTTATTTCCCCAACTATCAATGGTAACTGGCCCATTATCCCATCCAACTATAGGCTTCACATAATTCCACCCATTCTCTTTCATCCACTCCTTATATGCAAAATGAGCCGCTCTACTAGATTTAAATCGTTCAATTAAATTAAACTCAAAAGTATCTAGGCGACGAATAATATCGTGACCATAAACCAGTTCGTTACCTTGTGGTTGACCGTATTTCTCTGTATATTTCATTATGGTTTCTCTATTAGTTTAATTATTGTTCCGTCCTTAAATCTTATCTCAATCCAATCTTTCCATGGACTATTAAAACCAGTGTCAGATACTCTATGTAAACTAATTATAGGACAAGTTTTCTTGCCTAATCGTCCCATTAGATAATTAATCAGTTGATTCATTCTACTTCCCAACTTTCAACTTCAAGATCATAATATCCATTACGATAATAGACAGTATCACCATAAGGTTGTCTCTTGCCTTTAGCCAGTTTATTATCGGCCACGAACTTTGTTGCATCACCAAAGTCTGAGAATACTTGTACAATTTCCTTGTCTGGATGGGGCAAAAACTCTCCACCAATAACATCTTGAAAAACATTCTCTTTTGTACCAATAACAATATAAACTGTCATCGTTCCATCCTTGAGAGGATCGTCGCAAAAACAATAGACATAATTAGTCCCACAAGACTACCACCGAACCATGCTCCTAAAGTCCAGATAATTGCCTCTCTACTAATCATTGTTATTCTTCAATTATAAATATTTGTTTTCTTTAAGAAAGTTATATAAATTATCTAGTTTGTTCTTGTCTATTCTAACTTCATCTGGTTCACTAGTTCTATAACTAAAAATTCTAACTAAATAGGGATTATTCTTGAGAATAGGGTTGTGGTGAATTTCTATCAGATCATACTCTAGTTCAATTACTCTTATTTTTGTCATTGTCTAGGATGGTATAAATAAAATCGGCCAACCCCTTTAGTTCCTCCCTAGTCATAGGAGGATTAACAACATTCTTTGTTGGCCCAAATATAAGTCCAAACTCATAACTGGTTAAATTATCAGTAAACCCCCCAAACATATCCTGAATGATATGAAAGTTTAGATAGTCGCTAGAGTAGGTAAATTTTTTCATCATTTTGATTTGGTCAAATTTTTCAAAATACCCAAATACCTCTCAGCATCACTCTTAGTATCAAAGACCGTAACAATAGACGATCCACCGCTACTAGGAAGATGAATAGGTTGACCATTTTTTGTGACCACAAACTTACCATCCTGCTGAACAATACCAAAAGTCATATCTTCATCCTTTTTATTCTAGAGATTAATTAACCTTAATTTCCTTAACGTGAGTTTCAGGAACACCAAAACCATTCTTACAAGTAAATTTTAGAGTCACAGTATTGCCACTAACCTTGGTATCAAATTCATGGAATACTAGCGTATCTGGATAATTGACCATATTTCGCACAATCTCTTTGGCTTTCAAAATCTTGTCAATATCATTAGCCAGTGCAATATTTGGATGAACACAAAAAGAACCAACCGTTCCAAACAAAGCAATCGCTATAATGAAACTCTTAATCAACTTGGTCACTTAATATTCTCCTTGATATAAGATCTACTAGTCCTAAGATAGTTAACTATTTCATTAGCCACATTACTCACACAACGATCATAATGATAATGGGCCACCATCATATTATAAATGGTTTGTTTTTCGTCATCATTTAATTTATCGAATTCTGATTCCCCATACTCTGCATCAATATAGTCGGCCACACTATGAGCATATTGATTAAAGTTATTAGGATTTGATTCTTTATTCATTTCTGGTTTATTTCCCACAAAAAGTTATTTGATTAGTGTTCTGGTGGGAATCAACCCCACAAATATGTCTTAAAACAATATGAGCATTATTGATTTCAAAACCCGGTTTATCTCTCTTTTGGTCAATATAATACTGAATGATAGAGGCTAAAAGTTCTAGTTCCTTGTCGGTTAATAGAATCTGTTTATACATATTTTCCCGATCAAAACTAACATTTCCTAACCTAACCACTACTACTAGTATACATCAAGACCATAAGGCTGTCAATAGGGTTTATCGGTCAATTCCCATTGTGGTCTTTAATCATTTTTTACCACCGGCAATCTCAATAAGTAAAAATTGCTCGATTTTAATGGCAAATAGATGCTATTAGGTTTATAACCTAGCGATTGGAGTTGATCTGGGATTTTTGAATGGTAAAAGTGGGGGTATTTTGGGTGGTCATAAGATAATTTAGGAGAAAAAATCGTGTAGAAACCATACAGAATATAGTAACTAGACCCACAAAAACCAGTTGCTTGATAAAAGGGATATGAAATTCTTCTTTTTTAGACACACGACCCATTATTCGTCTCCTTTATAAATTTGATAAGTTAATACCTTGACTAAAACATAGAATGTAATGGTGCAGAAGAATATGATGATATGGCCATATTCTACCAGGGGATTATTATCCATTAAATTTCCTCAAAACTTTCCATAAGATTGCAGAACATATTACTATTCCTATGACTGATACTATTAGTCTGGTTGTGTCATCATGTATGAATGTTGGACATAGGGGTCTTTTAACTATTGTGAGAGTTTGACCAAATAAATAGGTTATTGGTATTAATTCCATGATATACATTTTAGGGCCCTATTCTTATCAAAGGTCCAAAAACTAGCCAAGGTGTATCTGGTATTATTTTCTATCTGAGTAACCCCGTGTCTATGATTACAATCTCCCAAATGAACGGCCAATGTTCCGGCCTTGGGTTTAATAGAAAAATTATGATTTGGGTAATATGTATGGCCGCCCCCATAATTATCATTCAAATATATTACACACCCAAAACTCCTATGACCATGAATAACATCTTGACCGGGAGTATCAGACATATTATCACAATGGGGATTTTGTGACATACCAGAATACCACCTAACCAAATCTATAGTATCTGGGTATGGAATATTTGTAGTATTATAATTAGCAACTATAGTGTCTTGAATTCTTAAACCAATATTTTTAACAGTATCAAATATATCGGGATCTTTTATCTCTGCTAAACCAATTACTCTATTATCCCAAAAACTATTAGGAATATGCCTCCATTCGTTCATGGTGGTAACATATTCCATCAAAGATGATATCTCACTACTGGATAAAAAATTATCAAAAGTTTTAGCTAAAAACTGGTCATTCTTATCCATATCTATCTTTATCTTTTCCCGGGCGTATTTCTTTCAACAAAAGAGGGATTTACTTTTGATGTTTGATATACTATAAAAACTATTAGTGGAAAAATACCACCTATCATTGTTCCTAGAGTTAGGCCCCACACAAAAGGACTCATGACTTTCTCCTATAAAATTCTGTAGTCTCATCATTATCCTTTTGAGCAAATAGCCAATCATATAATTTTTGGCATAGGGACTTATTTGTTTCTGTAGGAAAATTAGTTTCAACAGATTCTTCTACCACATTCTTTAGAGAACAAGCAGAAGCCTTAGTAGACTTACCACAAGATTTCTTGCACGACTTCTTGCATGTTGTTTTCTTAGCGGGGGTTGCATTTGTTTTCTTGATTTTCTTAGCCATGAATAATCCTTCTATAAAAATGACTGACTGTGGGCATCTGGGCAAATAGGAATATTTAGGTGATACAGACGAGCCCTTTAACTTAATATATAGTATGACTCAGAATATTTCTTGGCCAGATAATAATTTTTATGAGTATACGAATCCAACTGACTACTAATGTTTGGTGACTATGAGATATATAAAAAATGACTGACTGTAACCATAAAAACCAACCCGATTAAATTAGGTGGAACAATTCAATAAAAAAATACTCCCCAAGTTTATTCGGGGAGCATTAAAATTGAATAATAATATACACTGAGTTTTAAATTATAAAATATTCAGTATCTGGTTTCTTCCATTTTTGAATCTTCTTCAATCTAGTCATATTAGTAATCCTACCACGATTATCATCATAGGATGCTGAACAAAAGATAGAGTTACCACCATCATGTTTAAACGACCAATCGTAACTCTTTATAATTTGTTCGGGAGTAGTGCTATTATCATAAATCTCACCCTCTACCCTAAACGATATGACCCTATTGAATAGTCTTGGCATATTCGGCCCCCTTTCCAATAACCTCTTCAGATAAATGATCTTCAAGGATTTCTGGACAATGCTTTTTAATTTCTTCCTCTAGAGTATCATTTGGATAACTCATTTTTTCTTGAAAGAAATAGTTTCTAAAAGCATCTAGAACCTCTATGTCATCCATTCTAGAAATCACATAATCAGTATATCTCCTGACTATATAGGCTTTATTATCATTAGAAATTTCAATAAATCTCATGATAGCACCTCTTCTTCCTGTATTATTCTGCTGTATCTATATCCTTTACCAAATACATCAGATAGGCACTCATTACCCCTACTAACGATCTCATCATAAAGATCTTCATTTGAGTAAAGGTTTTTTTCGCTATGTAAATAATCTCTTAATAGTTCTCTAATCTGAATAAAATCCAGATGAGCTATTATACTATCTACATACTTTCTTTGGATCTCTTCTCTATTATAGTCATGGACCAATTCATTTTGCATATAACACCTCATGGATAAAAGTAAAAATACAATTGCCCATGATTCCAAAAGTCCGCCAATTTCTCAGATGACTAATGGCCCCGTTGACTATGCCATTATACCATAAGAACCATATGTGCCAAGCGGATTTATTATATGATTATCTTAAAGAAATCCCAATATTTGGCTGACTACCACCAATCGCACGACTTTGAGATATTAGGTGATACAAATTATACCTATTAAAAGCAAGAGAAGGGAATCGAACCCTCAACATTCAGGTTGGAAACCTGACGCTCTGCCAATTGAGCTACTCTTGCTTAGAGATTATTATCTCCAACTTCTTACTCTATACCACATACCATTTCGACCTTGAGCACTAGCATCTCCTGTGAGACTCATTCTGCCACTAGGAGTACAGGTATTACAATTTGGACTATTGCCATACCCAACACCTTCAAACCCCCCAATAGTCCCCCACACATGACCAGTGATATTATTTGCTGCCATATGATTAGCCTCTGCTTGACAGCGTTCTTGATCACTTCCCATATTATTCATACTAGTATATGAGTATGACTTATTAGTTGTTGGAACATAATACCTTGGCTTAGCAGCCTGAGCAATCGTACTTGCACCCAAAAGAATCATAGTAACAAGAATCAAATTCTTCATATTTCCTCCTTGAAAAGATAATGATTACAGAAAAGAACCCCTGAAGTATGCATTGCTAAGAGGCATCAGGGGTTAACTTTTCCTATTCGATATTTATCGCACAACCGTTACGTTACGACTGCGGCAGACTCCATTCGGACATGTCGCCACTACCCGGCGCGGCAGGCGCACAGTTTCGCGTACAACGGTCTTGCTAAAAGTAACGACCTTGCGGGGAGCAGCAACTAAACAGCCAGCAGGGCCGCACTCACCAGCAAAAGATACGCTACTAACAACTAGACCAGCAAGCATTACTAGGGCGATGATAATATTCTTCATAAGATCTCCGTATTAAAGTAAAATTATAAACGAATCACAAAAACATAACGCGTCACTATACTAGAAGAAACACATAATCGGTCAAGCTGACTACTCTTCTAGACGATTAAGTATTTCCGATAAATCAAAGAAAGTATCTGTATTAGTGATAATCTTGTTTGGTGATGAGCTAATCATTTTAGTAGACCACGACTCTTCAGTCTTATAGGGTTCTACTATTATTGGATAAGCTTGTTGTTTCACTACACTTGATTTTTCACAAAGGGGTGTTATACTCAATGTTATCAGAAGAATACTTGGAGTTAACAACTTAGTTCCTCAACTTACTCAGGCCGTTAACTGTTCCGATGCACAAACCACAAACGATGCAAAAGCCAATCATGAAAATACTCCTTATTGGGTTTGATCTCACCAGTCACATTGTACCATATCGACACACTCGACACAAGGTCTTGAGCCTAAACGACTTATGGCCACAAGACATATTTAATAAAAAATTTCTACGTTGACAGACTACAGTAAATACTTTATTTATTATGCAGCCCCGGGAGATTATATATTATATATAGAGTTCTTACCCAGTCTCTGTCAGATATTACCATGCTTATTCTCAGTGAAGATAGGCTCCCCATTTTCATCTATGCCTACTATGACGATATTATTATTAATAAATTGTTTCATTAATAACTCACCAATTCTCACATGAGTACACCAGTTCAAGACGCTCATTATCTCTGACTCTTCTTCCATTGCGTTATCTAAGCAAGCAGCGATAATATCACTTATTTCATCAGGACTCAAAGCTATATACTTCTGCTCCAAATCATCCCAGTAGAGATCATCGGCCGGAAGCATTTTATTCAAAATATCTTTTTGGTGTTTCATGAAATATCGCTTGCCTCAACAAAGGGACTGACTACTATAGGACAGATCATTTACAATTCGACGCCTTCAGATTTTTGGTTAGTTTCTTTTCTATATTTACAAAGATTTTTTTAACAGGTGCGCTCACACTATAATCATTAGTATAAGACTTAATAGCATCCAAAATTTTCCACATCTCTCCATTAGTCAGATCAATTTGCATAGATTATTCCTTAGTTATTAATATGCTCACACAAACCATTAATATAGTAAATATAGCACTAACCGATATAACAGGCATTACTATATAGAAAAGATAATGTGTCAAGCGTAAACTCTCCGCGTATCCACTGGTTACTGGCCAACCCTCTCTCCATCAGTATACCATAGGTATCGGTTGCCACAAGTCCTTGACTATAAAGGATTTACATCAGTCTTCTAGAATATCAGGACAATAATCCTTAATCTCATTTTCCAAAAACTCATTATCCATAAGACTTTTACTCTCAACTAATTGTTCATAAGCAAAAGCATACAGGGTATCAAAATCCATATCATCAAGCAACCTAGAAGCATAGACCCTAATAATATCTTCTCTGGTTTTATCGGTCACCATTACCATTGGGTTTCCTCCATAGGTTTGATAGAATAAATACCAATCATACTCACACCATTAGTAAACTTCTCATTATTGTAAACCCATCCTATAATTTGATTGGGTGAATTATGTTCATTATATTGAGAGACTAAATATTCAGGAATATCGATCATGGCAGTATTCCAAGTATAATCATCAAACAACATATAGAATTCTACAGGAACTTTCTTAATCTCTGTTGTACTCATATAAATTCTCCCAATAGTTCAATATTTTCCGACCCAAAATCCCCAAAGAACTCAGGATCATTATATAATTTATCATTCAGATAACGAGCAATAGCCTCCTTATCATCATTAAGACTATCATCAATAATCAGTTCCATATTAATTCTAATAAGTTTCATCATTTTCCTGCATAATTAATTGAGCCTATATTTTCGGCTGACTATCGCCACGACCGCCAAATCTGAAAGATTAGATAGTACAATCCATGGGCAGATTAAAATAGACTTAGAATTATACCAGTTGACATAACTCTAAACCTTTTTTGTCCTAAACCCTTACCATTTCTCACCTTACACTCCATTGTATCGTCACTTAGGGCAGTTGTCCATGACGTAAGTTGAGATTCTTTGAAGAAATTTGCCGTAACCCCTTACCAGCATTAAACTTACGACTAATTTTCGGGGCCCGGCTTGTCCTAAGTCCTTATGTATTAAAGAGTTACGTCTAGTGACCCATGAATTAAAAGAAAAGGCCGCAGCCGGTTTCCCAGCCACGGCCCTTCCCCTTTTCATCGTGACACGAAAAGTTAGATAGCGTTCGCAAACTCCAGAGCGGTTTTTAACGCCTTGCTGTTATCGTTCGCGTTCTGGCCGAACCAGAGCGAATCGAGTCGGTTATCGGTCGTGCGACCCTTGTTGTAGTTAAGATATTCGTTGTAGCCGTTATAAGCGGCCCACCAAGTACCCCTCACGCCCGTTGCGGATTGCTTCGGCCCTTCGACCAGAGCAAGAATCTCGTCCATGATATTTCTGGTGCGAGTCTTGACATCTTCGTCGGGCGTACCTTCGATACCCAGCATTACCTTAACATACCGACGAATATCACCCTGATTAAAGTTCTTGCTAGCGAGGAATCGAAACTGTTCCGCAGTAGCCTCGAACTGGACATTGATATTGTCCATAATATCCCGCACTTGTTCCAGATTCTTTTGGCTGGAGCGAGTGTGTCGAATCCGAATCAATTGCGATCCGCTATTGCTATGAGCCATAGCCATCGTGTTAGCACACACAACGCGAATCGGGGTATAACCGACGCGAATTGCGGTTGTGCCATCATGACTGTTAGACAGAAGGATAAACTTGGAAACCTCGTCACCTTTCACGATCTCGCTATTGTCGCGGTTGAGTTGAGCGAGAACCCATACCTTTTGACCGCTATGGAGCGATCCGGCAGTATGGAGTTGGCACTCGTTAGCATCAAGAAACGGCTGAAACCAATCGAAAGCATCGCTGTTTTGCAGCGGAGTATATCGCGGTCCAACAACACCCAAGATAGAGTTGTCGGTCTTGCGATATGTCGCACGAGCCGGAACCGGAGTACCTTCGCTCGTAAACAAATCCTTAAGACCAACCTCCCAGTCCAGACCAGCGGCGGTAATCGCCTCGCCAATCGTGGGAGCCTCATCCAACTGATTGCCAAGACCATGCCACGGAGTAGCACCAACAAACATCATCTGTTCAACTGCATGAGCCATCTCATTAACCTTTCGTGTTATCGTACTTCGTTCAACTTCACCTATTCTACAGTATATTATCGGCCTGTCAAGAGGAAAACTTGTGAAAAAATTTTCTCGCTGCAAGGTGTTGATACGTAAGGAGTTACGACGCGCCGGGCCGCCCGGGCTTGTCCTAAGTCTTTGGCGGGCCTGGATTTAGGAACACTGTGCCAAAGTCTCGTTCAAAAAGTTTAGCGTTTTCGGTGTTGTACGCACACTCATCCGGCATATAACAATAAACGCCAACACACCTAGATTTAGGACATTCTTCGTAGATGGTATTCTTAATAAATTTGATAGTAGAGCCAGAGCAAACTAGATCATCAACAATAACATATCTAAAAGGAATAACGCCCTCTATAGCGAAACCACTATACGATTTGGTTTCTGGCTTTCTGATTACAACAATATGCTTATCTAGCAATTCTGCTATTTGTGGAACTACCATCAACCCACTAGTTCCGCAACAAACAATACTATCAAACGTATCGCTAATTCTACGCAGATCGCAAACAGCCTTAATGATAGCCTTATTCCTAATCTTATGGTTCAAAACCATACAGGTGTGGCTAGCACCTTGGATTACTTTCCCGTCTGCCATTACTCTGAAATCGTCTACGTTCTGATTCAGCGTATTCATAAGAGTGGATGGTGCGATTCGAACGCACTACTTAAGATAAGAAAGAAAGGATTTATAGAAAAGAGTCTCGTCCCACCGAGAGGCATCCACATTATTACTCGTCAACAATTTCATCTTCTACATTATTATAGGAATTAACCCATTCGTCAAGATCATCTTCGTCATTTACTTCATATAACGCATCTTCGTTATAATCCTCTTCTTCTAGAAGATCATCAAATCCGCTATTTATCATAGCATCGTAATCAAATGGATAATCGGTTTCATCATCGTGATAACGCATAGGACACTCCTTTCTAATTTTAGTTTACACCAAATAGGTCAATTTGTCAAGTGGGCCCCCTGGGACTCGAACCCAGAACCAACAGATTAAAAGTCTGTTGCACTAACCAATTGTGCTAGAGGCCCGTATTTTGTTTTAGTTTATCGAAAATAACCTTTTTGTCAAGTGACCCCACGGAGAATCGAACTCCGATCTTCTGGATGAAAGCCAGATATACTAGCCGTTATACTATGGGGCCAACCACCGCAACTCAAACGTCAGCCTCCG